AATAGCCCAGCCGCCAATACCATATTCATTGATTTTTACTAAATCGCCTATCTGTAATTCAAGTGCAGAAAGTTGATAATATTCTAAAATTTCTTTAATAATTCTCGAAGATTCAGAATATCCTTCTTTCCACCAATCGGTGTAATACCAATATTTTGTATTGTCAAATGCCTGAGTTCTACTTCTATAAAACTTCTTTCTTCTTTGATCAAAACTATAGATACTCCAGAAACCGTTGACAGTAGCATCAATTTTAACAAGTACGCTAAAGTTTCTAATTTTTACTGTCGCTGTATCGTATTTTTTACCTCGAGTAACAACCGTTGCCTTGATGATTCTTCCTTGAGAATCTTTCTCAACAGTTGCAGTTGCACCCTCGCCGCCACCTTCGATAGTAATGTATGGCGTTTTTTGATATCCGAAACCAGGATCAACAATGTCGATAGTGTCTATTTCACCGTTGATTATGTTAGCACGAAGTACCGCTGTTTTAATTCTTGTCGGGAAAAAACCGCCTAGGGTAGTTTCTAATTGTCCTAGTTCTCCTAATGTGTCGAGGAGCAAATCATATTCATTTAAAATATCGCTAGGAGGTTCTTCTAGATCATTCAGTTGATCAAAAGATATAATGTCAGAGAAAGGATATTTTAACAAAGTAGTATTAATATTTTCAATAGTTTGTTTTAACGCCAACAATCTATCTTTAAACATTGTTTGTCTTGGCCTTATTGCTAGACCATATTTTCTTCTTTCGTTTATATCAGGATCCGGAACAGTCTGCCCAGATTGATCGAAACCTACTAAACTATCTAACCATTTTGATTCTAGATTTTTTGTAGGTAAACTATCTGCCACACCTTCAGTCAACAGTTGATACTCTTGGTGAACTAAATTAGTATTTTGTAATTCATCAGAATAAAACTCTATATTAACAGTAAGTTTAGAATTTTCGGCCTTTGGATAAAAATTAGAAAGTAAAACTTTATCTGTATCAATAAAACTTATCAACGGCGAACCTAATAGAATTGGATTTTCAATTAGGCTAGCAACTTCTGCTGCAGAAATTTTTCTACCCGGTACATCAGTTGGAACGATGGTTGAAGTTTTTACCCAGTAATAATATAATGTATCTGTGTTTTTTCCCGTAACCGGATTGGTTAAAACTTTGACAGAATACACATCATCGTTTGGATATAGAGGTTGACCTGAAATGCCTGCTGCTAAACCTTGTGTTGTATCTGCTAATGCAGACCACTCGCTGGGCAATAATTTTGTTTCTACCCACTCGTAAACATCAATAGACGAACCTTTGGCTAGAGTATTCCAACTATTGATCCTATAAGAAATATCTCCCTGTTCGTAGTAATTCCATTTTGCTGTACTTAGGTCCCACCATAAGACTCCTACATTTTTAGTGAACCATGCTATATCAGGATCAACTACTACATCGTCATTGCCATTAGTATAAACTGCAGGATCGTATGGTGTTTTAAATTTAATCTCTTCTTCTGCTGTTCCAACTATTTTTAGTTTTGCATTATCTGATACTTCGACATCGCAGATTTTTCTAGAAGTCTGTGTGTCTATCAAAGAGACATTTCTAATTTGTTTTATGTCGGTTAACTTTGACTGCTCAGAAAGAATCTGCAAGGAGTCTGCTAGAGGATCTTTTCTAAATGTTCTTACCATACCTACAACAGAGTCAGTCGAACTTCTGTATAGTGGCGATGCTACAAGAATTACATTAGATCCTATATCAATAGAAGCGCCAAAGTTTTCTCCTTCTTTAAAATCTGCCTCTAGTTTTTCAGCAAGATAATATTTGCCGCCTATTCTTTCATAGACATAGACCATTCCTGTAATCTGAGATTTTTCACTAAAGGTAGTGGTTCGTTTATCGAATGTAGTCGCATCTGAAAAATTAGTAGACTTAGAATATCCTGCATTTCTTGAACCTACTGCTATTCTATCAGAACTTGAACTGATACTTAAAGTTGAACCAAAAGCCAAATTATGAATTTGTTCAAATGCTTCTAACCGAGATTTTAAGTTCCATGAACCGGTTGAGGTATTAATCGAATTAAAAACATAGACATAACCTTGATTAATATAATTTGCATCTGCAAAGGGACTTCCAACTACTATATTATTTCCTAATGCATCTATATCTAGAGCGTAACCAAATTTATCACCTGTTTGAATTCCAAGCACTATCGACGGATCATCTAGTGCCGACATAGACTCTATATTATCTGCAGATACTGTTTGCTTTAACACATATCTATTGTACGAATCTCGAACATAGATATAAATTTTACCGCATGGTTTTCCGGTACTATCTCCGACATTTAACCAAGGTAATCCTGCAGGATCTTGCCCCTTACTGGTAATAGAAGAATCTGTTATGTTTGAATCTTCTCTAGCATCAACTAACTTATAATAACTGTTTCTATAACTAACTACATCGCCTTCTGTATATTCTATACGAGGATTCCACTCTCCTCTAAATTTAGCAAAATACTGATTGTCTGCATCGGGGGCACCTACTACCAACACGCTGCCATCTTTGTTCATAGTAAGACTGTAACCGTAGCCCTCATCTTGTTTAGTCAATTCTTTGAGATCTTGATCGCCTAAAAGACCGTTAAGTAACGTCGAACCGTCATCTTCTAATGCTACATTTGTTGGCAGTGACGATTGAGTCGATACTGGATCTATCTCAGTCCAATATTGTGGGTTTATATTGATAGAACTTCCGTCGGTTGTGCTATCTCCCTTGGCTCTCCACAATTTATTATCAAACCAAACAATTGCTCCTTCTGGATATGCTGTACTACCAGTAGGATCATAAATTCCCATGAACAGTTCATCTTCATTGTATTTCCATCGGCCATTCTCATATTTGATAATATAGACGCGGCCACGATTTGACTGCGACCCAGGTGCCGATACTGTTAACCAATAATTATTTGAACTATCTTTGGCCAGCGCCAATGCATGACCGAATCTTTCGTTACTATTAGGCCTTGGAGAAAGAATAACGGTATTGAATATCCAATTTTGGCCGTCCCACCTATACAATGCTACTGCGCCTTGTTCTTTATACTGTCTGCCAGTAGTCACTGATTGATTATAGGTTAAAATATCCGTAGGTTCCCAATCTTGACTAGCAATATTGATAGAAGAATCATTTTCTTGAGGATCTGCTACGATATTGTTTACTGCTTTCCATAATTTTCCGCCGTAAACAACAACATTACCTTGTTGATAACTGTTCCTTGGATTCCACTCACCTACAAAGGCACTATTCGCCCCGGATGCTGCAGGAACCCCGATGGCGAGCCATTTACTGTCAGGACTTATCGCCATCGCATCGCCAAAAGACGAATTGAACACAGTCTGCAATTCTTCTGATGGTAATAGGATTTGTTTAATATGTAAACCTCTAGTTCCTTCAACATAGATTATAATAGAATTTTGTGCTGGTCTACTTACTATGGTTTGAGATAATAGGTCAGAGTAAACAACAGATTTGCCTGTTCCCAACGGATTCGTGGTTCCGTAATCTACAATTTCTTTAGAAAAATAAACTTTATTTTTCTGATAAACCTTCCATGAATTATTTTCGTCTTTGTCCAACCATATTTTAGATTTATTAGGTAACAGTGCAACTTTCTGAGAATCGATTTCAGATACTGTATTAAATCTAGATTGTGCTAGTCTATAAATTCTTACCAATGAACTATAATCAACCTCCGGATCTTTTTTATTAACAGTATCTTCAAACGAAACAGACATTGTGTCAACTTCCGATACTTTGAAAAATCCTTTTAAATTTACTATGGCATCACTTCCAATAACCTCACCTACAACAATGTTGTGCGGCCTGTCAAAGGTTAATGTAACTTTATTTTTAACTTTAGATGCTGAAACAACATCTAGCATTGTTTCTTTATAAAATCTAAGTACGTTCCAATCTGGATCTGCAAAAGTAATATAGAAATAATCATTTTCAAATATAGTCGATATATCGATCGATAAAATATCGTCTAATTTTTTAACAACGTGCTGCACATGATCTAATTTTACATATCCAGGGGTTTGAAGTTTGTAATCATCAGTTCCGATTATATTAGTGTCAAAGGATCTGGAATAATTGATAAAATCCTTAGGATACAGTCTTAGATACTGATCTTCAAAAAGTTCTCCCGTTTCTAAGGGTAGAACTATGACCGGTTGAGGGTTTAATTGGAGATTAGTTTTTTCTAAATCAAATTCTATTTGAGATAATTGATCGACTCCGCCAAAAGATCCTATTCTAAATGCCCATTCTTCATTTAAGATAATACTATCATCATCAGTTTTAGATAACTTATCAAAAATCTTTACAATCGAATTCGATGTTCCTTTTTCTCTGATAAAACCTTGATATAAAGAAAACTGTGTTACATCGTCTTCTGCTAGATTTTGAAGATATTCTCGATTTTGATATCCTATAGCATGACGGCCAAGATCTCGTTGACTTGACGTTAGACCGTCTGCATCTAAATTATAGAAATCATCAAATTGATTAACCTTAAAATCAAAATTAGGTATTAATCCCTTAGTTGGAACTTGATCTAAGATATACCAATACACTTCCTCAAAAATTGAATCCGATGTATGATTTTTTTGACTTGTCCAGTATGTTCCTTTGTAAGAAACAATATCTCCTAATTTATAATCTACAAATGGTTGCCAATCTTTTATATTAACTGCATCATATAAGAAACCGGGACTGGTATAATCGCCGTCCCAGTCTACTGTACGGAAACCTCTAACCTTAATTCTTTCTTGTCTGTAACCCGTGGCCTTGTCATATAAAACATCGTTGAACACCGACTTATCATCAAAAACAGCAATATGTTCTTTGAGAACTAAATGCACTTTCAACAGATAAATTCCATCATCTGTATTAATTGTTTCGACTGTTAACGATTGATAACTTCTATTAAAATTAATAAACGAAGGCGATAAAATATTTCCAGAACTTCCGTAAACTTTATAGTCATAGAAACCATCTAAAAGATTTTCTGGAACTCCTATAGAAAATTTAAGATTAATAAATTGTGAACTAGGGCTAAGTGTAATTAAAGCACCTGCGGCCCAATTATGCTGAGTCCAGTATAAAAATTCTTTCGCTGAAGTCGAGAAATTTTTAGCGGCTTTTAAATCAGTATCATATTCTTCAAAAATAAAACCTTGAGATTCTAGATAACGCTCGTAACCTAATAAGAAATCTACAACCTGTTGATTAGATGTTAGTACTGTACCATAACTCAACTCTTCTAAAGTTGAATTAAATAATTTTCTTCTATAGGCGGTAGATGCGCCTGTCTTAGGAAGATCAGGTAATTTTTTCCACTTTTTAATGTCAAAGGATGACCCTGATGTGTGGCTTTCAAGACTTCTGTAGTATGCTGATTTATATCTTGCAACTACTCCGTTACCAAAAAACTTTTCGGCCTCCCAGTCTACGAATCCTTCACTTACACCACCAACGACCAATAAAGGATCATTATTTGATTGTAATGGTTTATAATATCTAAAATAAGGGTCGAGATTATCGTAACCCCCTACCCTATATCCTCTATCAGTTTTTTCTATTAACACCGCACTGTATGTAAGAGATTTTATAGGAGCACTAACATTAAAAATAATTTGTTGATTTTCTATAGGCAGAAATATGTTAGACGATGTTGATCTCGGACTCTTGCTATCTAGTAAAAATCTATGCTGTTGCGGGTCGACAAATCCGCTTAATCTATGACTTAAATTTATATCAATATTTTCAAAAATGTCTGTAAATTCTGTAATGTTTAGATTTTTATCTCTTAGATAGGAATTGATATAATATCCTAAACTTAAATCTCCTATCTTATAAAGATTGTTTAGTTTTATAAACTTATTTGTATTTGACGCAACTATTTGATTTTCTCTATTAACCTTGATATTAGGTAATGCCAAGGCTGTAGTTATAAATTCGAAAGGTCTTAATAAACAGGCTACAATTATTTTTGCAAAAGGATATTCGCTACTAATATACCAAGAATGCTCAATAGGAGTATGATCGCCGACTTTAAAATCTCCGTCATTGTTAACCAAAGAAAAGTCTTGAGCAAAATTTGAATCTAAAGGACTTAATAATTTTCCATCTGCATCTACAGGAATATGTTTTGTTAAACCGGGTCTTGCATATCTTACATCAAATCCCTGACGAGGGCCTCTTCTAATTAGACCACTTTCAAGGTCCTCCCATAGAATTAAGTTATTGCTAGTGTATGGTGCCGGGCCATATTCTGATTCCCACCAATCTGGTTTTTCTGAAAATCCTAAAATTTCCCAAGGACAAATATGAGGTCTATCTGTATCGTAAGCCCATCTATAGACTCCTCTCCACCAGCCGGGTAATGTTTTTTCCTGAGCAGGATCTGTCATCTTAGAATAGGTATATGTGAAACTATTCTGAGAATCAAAATACTTATTTTCAATGAAATCTAAAGATGTGTCAGAAATCCATTTTAAAAATTCTCTAGAAATGATAGGTTCGTAGTCTTCTCTATCATATAGTGCATTTTTATAATAACCGCCAAGAACATTATCTAAATCAAAAATGTCTTTGTTATATTCAACTTTACAATTATTGTAGATTCTTTTTTCTAATTCCAATATAACCTGATCTCTAAAATCACCGTATGCAGTAGTTAAACTTCCGTCGTGACCTTGAATCATGGTCCTAGGAGTTATATAGGTATCATCTATAAAAATTCTCGGAGTATACTTTTTATGGAGGCCTAATTTAGTAGGAGTAGGCGGAATATGATTAAAGGCTGTCGAAGTATATTCTCTAATCTCAATTACCTGCCCTTCATTTAAAGTTTTGTTAATGATCACAAAACCAAAATTTTCATTAAAAGTATAATCAGTTCCATACAGCAGTTGTTCTTTGTTTATGTAAACATAGACTGCTCTGTGACTTGGAGTGCTTAATGAAAATGTTTTATTTAGAGCGAATGTATTAATTCCGATGTCGTCCACTTCGTAGGTAATGGTTGTGTACGAACCACTGCCTATCATATCGGATGCGGCAAATGGAGAATTATTAGTTTTTGCTCTCGAAAATTCGTTGATGATAATATCAACAAAATCTATAGGTTCTTGTTCCTGAAATAATTCTTCTGCTAATTGAATAAACCTCGATTTAAAATCCTTATAAGATTTTTTAGCATAAGAAATTGATTTAATTATATTGGTATTCTTATCGCATAACAAAGGTAATGCCAGAGACGGAATTCCGGAATGTTTGATAAATCTTTTAGCATCTTGAATGTAATCAGATAAATCTCTTAGATTATTGTTTCCTAAAACATTTCCTATTAGACCGCTGTTAAATTCTAATGCAGATTCGATATGATCTTTAGCCTGTCCTAAGGTAAATGATTCGATATCTTGATTAAAAGGATTCCTTTCGATTGAAACCGGAAGATCGTAATATCCTTGATCCGGTGGAAGATTCGTAAACAATTTTACAGATACTGCATCTTTGTCTGCCAACGGAGTTGTCAAATAAAATACATTTGCTTTTCTTGGATATTCGGGGTTAAATGACCTTCCGTTAAGATACCAATATATTCTATTATCGGGTAGTTCGAAAAACTTATCCCAATCGACAGTGTTTAAAACCACACGATCTAATCGATCTTTAACAATATAACTGTCAATGATCGGCATTATATTCTTAGAAGAAGTTAGAAACCATCCATTCTTATAAGAATCATCTAATTTAAAATAACCAGAATTTACCTCGACTGTAGCAACAGTTCCTGCTTCTGAATAATTGAATGTGTCTACATCAAAGTCAAAAGAAAATTGAATATCGCCGACATTATTAATGTTTAGGTAACTTATCGGAAACCCTAGTTCGGAATCGATTTGACCTGTACCTACTTTATAACTTAAAATCTTAGATCCTAAAAAAGTAGAAGTTGTATAGATAGTAGCATCGGAAAAACTATTCCCCTGCTCGTCAAACAGGTCAAAAAGAGGTGGTTGATTTACTGTTATTTTTTCTTGACTAGATTTCCATTCTGATCCAGTGTACCAAAACATTTTTCCTTTATTTTTATTTCCTAATCTGATTAGTACAACTTCGCCCTCACTGGAAATAGAATCTCCTGTATCTACTAAAGAAATTTGTCTAACATTATTGTGTGTAATAAATGTAACTTTATAAATTCTATTATTAGCCAACGAATCGGTATCGTTAATGACTAGTAATCTTGCTCCTTCGAATAAAGATTCTCCGTCAACGATATATCCTTTACTTCCTTCAATTTCAGAAAATACATCTGTTGTAAAATCATCTACAAAATCTACTGTCTGTTTAGCAACAGAGCCGTGATTAAACAATTGAAGGTTAGGTAAAAATTCAATGATAGGCCTTTTTGCTCGTAGTGTTTCGTCGGCTGTAAACTCAGAATTAGATAACTTACTACTGTATTCAAGAACCGATCTGTGGAACCAACGGTTATATCGACTCCACGGATTTAGATCTTTGCTGCTTTTTGCAATCGTGATGTAATCTTTTGATCCCGGAAAAGCACTCGCATCATCGAACGGTACAGTGTCAAATCCATCATTGTCGAAGTATACTTCAGGTACATCTTTTGATAAAACAGGGATTACTAAATCTTCAAAGAAAGTAAGAGAAATTTTTGTTCCCACACCTTCTACCAACCATGAACCAGTTGAATATTTTTTAGGTGTAACTTGTCCTTCAAATGTAACAATCATACCATTAGAAAACGTAACTTCGTTGCTGCTGGTGTATGTTGATTTACCTAGTATTTCTTTCTCTACATCAATTTTCGATGCTGATTTGATATCGGCAATAATCATCCTTCCGAATCTATCAGGATCGGTTCCGCTTTGATAATATAAAACATCTGGGGCGTCAAAAGGAACTTTAAATGTTATAGTTCCGTTTTGTGTTCCGTTATTTGTGATTCCTGCAACATAATCAATTACTGAATTACCGGTTATAGTTTCTACCTGTTCCCAATCTTGGCTATCTGCAGTAATCGTACTTCCGTCTCCGACAAATATATCTCGCTTGGCTCTCCATAGTTTGTCGTCAAATACAACTAGTTCGCCGGCCTGATATGATCTATCTGGAGAATATTCTAAACTCTTAGTATCATAAGATCTTCTAATAAAAAACCCATTATTAGCAGCACTGACATTAAACTTGTATGTCTGGCCTCTGTATAAAGTTAAAGTAGGATTATTTGTAAATCCGTCCGGAGTAAAGATCCAAGTTGATCCTGTTCCTAGCGAGACCCTGTATGTGCTTATAATGTCTTGACTCTGCCCGTAAATAGCAATAGGCGCAGGGCCAGTTGGTACCCAAAAATATTCTCTATAATTGATAAACTTATCCCAGTCAATTGGGGGATTCCAACTGTAATGAGTGTGACCAGTAACTAAATCATCTCTTTCGTTTTCATTTCCAAAAAATTGAATAATATTTTTAAAATCGATGTAGTCATAAAAAGATTCTACTTTACCATTCTTTTTAATGGTAACTGCTGGTTCTAATTGATATCTACTTCTTAATGTGTCGTCAGTATCTAAATAAATGTCTTTACCGTTATATGTTTTTCCGTATTTCTTACCGACATAACCAACGGTTTTTTCTAATGATCCTGGCTGGATCATAGGATCAATAGTGGACCCTAAAAATTTATCGTTAGTAGAGGTTTGAAAAACTTTAGGTAAAAGATCTAAAGTTTTTCTAATAGGTAATCCGCTTTTTGAATATGTTTTTTTATCTGCCATTTTTAATATGTCGTATTAACTACCTGCGAAATGCCGGCATTGATTTCTGCTGCTGAAATAGACGAAACTATTTCTATATCGTCAACAGTTAAACCGCTTACAAATAATTCATCTGATCTTGCTTGAATCTCAAACAAACTTCCAAACACTTGACCTGGTTGTTTAGGAACCAAAACAATGTTTGACACATCAGGAACTGTTTGAGTAACGATATAAGTTGTCAACTCGCTGAGATAAAATTTGTCGCCAAAATCCCAATTTGAAATTTCGAAAAATGTGTTCACAGCACTAATTATCCTTACTTTTAGATCGTTATCGTTAATAGTCTTTGAAGGATTTTTAACTACTTTCATTACAGCCTGCAATTTAGGATCTGCTGTTTTTCCGAACAACACTTTATATCCCACAGGATGGTAGATTATTTCATCGCTGATAGATTTAATCGGATCTAAATTAGATCCAAAACTAATTCTTAAACTATCTGGAGTAGGCGGTGTTGGCATCGTTGTAATGCCAGATACGTAATTTCTAAATGCTGTATCATATGTTTTTGTTAACAAATACACGTCAATAATATTGCTAACGCTAGGATCTATTCTTCTATCCACATTCGCATTATGAATGTATTGAAATTTTAAATTCGATCTTCCTATGTTTGCTCTGTAACTACTTTCAAAAGTAAATGTAACTGTTCCGCCAGATTTATTAACTTTTTTTACAACATCTTCGGCACTATCGTAAAAATAAACCAACTGTCCGTCGACTATCGGAGTACCATCTGGAAACATATCATTAGAAGTAATTAAAGATTCTTTCTGTATAATCTTAAATGTATCTCCTTCAGAATTGTCTATGTATTGGTACGTCCCGGCAGCAGTTCCCCCAGTTTGATATTGAAAGAATAGATACTTACGCTGATCGTCTGTGCCGACTATCTGTTCAAATTCATCTGGATCATCTATGACTCCGTCATTGTCTGAATCAGTAAAAGACAATTTAATTTCAGAATTACTTTCGTATCCATCTTCTAATCTAATGGTATCATTAACTTCAAATACATAGTCGGTTTTCAACTCTGTTATATTTGTATAGTTTGTGTTTATTCCGAGTACATTTACAGTATCCTTAACTACTCTGTTATTTCTTGAATCATAGACACGTTGATTAATATCGAAATAGAATCTATTCTTCTTGATGCTTCCGAATATGTACTCCATTCTTCTTACTCTGACAACATATCTATCTGGTTCTTTTATAAAGGCTATTATCCACGACGAATCTAATCCGCTGCCTGTCGAATCTCCCGACTTACCTAGGCTAAAATCATCTAATAAATTTAAATTACTATAGGTAATAATTTTCCAGGAAGATGTAAGATAATCATATCTTAAACCAAAATTTCCCTGTTCCAGTACAAGGTCTGCAATTTCGCTCTCAATGGTAGAATTTAAATTTGAAACAAATCGTGGCAGGATTCTAGATGCAACTGCATTAGTAGGAATGATATCACTAAACTGGACCGGACCTAGTCCGTTTGGCAACACACCCTTATTAGCATTGGTGCCATCTCCTGCTATTTTAACAACCTTGGTCCATATATAATATTTTCTTTCTGCTAATGGAACTGACGATTCTACTACCATTTCATTTTTTCTATTAAAAACATATCCGGTAGCAGGAATAAATTTTATCAAAGAATCAACGCTGAGATATTTTAAAGAACTATTAGTATAAATTCCGGTCTTTAATTTTGCATTCTCGTCTGCTGTAGTTCCAAAATATCCTGTACTTCTAAAATTATCTGAAGATACATCTTTCCATATCGTAGTATCGTCGATGAAAGTGACTTTAGTATACTTAGATAGATAAAAATTAAAAACGTCAGATTTTTCAAAAATCGGTTCTATAGTGTTTCTAAGAAAATTTAAAATTTCAATTCTATTTTTAGATTTAAAACTTAGATTAGTCTCCATCTCATTTTTATAAATGAATCCGTCGTCGGCATAAACTTCCACAGAACTGTAATTTCCAGAAGCATCGACAATATCGAAATTTCTGCTAATGCCGCTGCTTACTCTATTAATTGCTTTGACCTTTAAAATATCTTGGCTTGTTGACAGAGGTGCAAGATTATAATCCTCAGCAGTAATCATTCTATTCTGTGTATAGTATGTGGCAGGAGCATTTTGTCTAATAGAATCCAATGTTTCGCTAGGAGAAGATCCTGTAACTGTATATTTTAAACTCATTGTTACAGTTAATGTGTGTGCTTCACCTTTAGAATTGATATAAGGAATTCCTATACTAATTCCTCTCATGTCATTAGGAATGATGCTATAACTTAAAGCGTTGCTTACTCTATAATAAACTCTAAAATTTCCCTGAGGAAGGTTTCCGTATACCCCATCAGAAAATTGTAAATCAACCTTGTCATTTTCTTTCGTTATTGCTGAATAAAAATTTCTTACATTGTTCTTTAAACTATTATAGGCAATATTATTACCAACCATAGACGAAACTTTAACCCATTCATCAGATTGTAAACCATTTGAATCTAGACTGAATAACCATAGGTCGTCATTGTTAATTCCGGCAGCATCGATAGAAACTTTTTCATTTGCTGTAGGTATAGCGATACTAAAATCTGCTAATTCAAGAGAACCCTGTTTAAACATTAAGAAGAAACCATTATTTGCACTTCCTGGGCCTTTACCGTCATTACGATAAACAAAACCTAACTGATTGCCGGGATATGGTGCTTCTTCATAAATGAATTCTTTACCCTTAAATGATGTGCTAACTATTTCAAAGGCCATTGATCTCGAAGCCACAGATTTAGTATAAGAAAACACAGGAACATCCCTATTAAAAGACCTAAACCTATATTGTTCTGTCGTAATGCCCTGAATAGTGTCGACTCCTTGGCTTCTTCCTATTTCAGTATTATCTGCCATCGCAGCATTCAGAATTAAAATAAAATGCTCGTTCCAGTTGGGGTTAGTGGGATCATTCCATACAACTGTTTGCAGAGATAAATTTCTTCCGTTGCTGTCTAGTATATTTTCTGTTGTACTAACAGTATCAAATTTAAGTAGTCCAGAAGATGCTATATTTCGCTTGGCATTATAACTAAGCATACGTGCTAGTCTAAGCACACTTTCTCTTCTTTCTGCTAGTTCAATAAAATTTTCTCTACTGGCTAAATCAACGCGAAACGCTAGGCTTTGTCCTAGGAACGCTATTGCATCAATTAGGGCTAGGTATTCTGAACTTTCAACATAATCATTAAAATCTTCTGGGTAATTTTCTCTGATATACTCAATGATTACTCTGCGGAGATTTTCAAAGTCGTAAGATTTGAAATCTACATTCTTAAACGTCTGATATATCTTCGTCCAATCTTGATTTAAAATTAAGTTGTTTAACCTATTAGTTGTCATTTTTATGTCCTGATCTAATATTTATTTGGCATCATTAACTGCTCATAAAACTTGTCTGTTTTGTCTATCAAAATCAAACGTTATTGCTTCGCTAATGTTAAAAGGAAGATAAACCAATTCCGCTTCGATCCTAATGCCTTGATCTGTACTGTCAACTAATACGGAATTAACCTGTATTCTAGGATCGTAATTGATTATCTGCTCTACATCTTTGGCTATGGCTTTTTTAATATCTTCTGTAAATGGTTCAAACAGCATGTCCCAGATTATTGTTCCAAAATTTGGATTTTCTAATTTTTCGCCTTTGCGAATATAGAAATGATTCAACAAGTCTCTTTTTACTAGATCAATATCAAATATTCTAAATCCTGTTTTGTTCTCAGCAGAACTAAATCCCTTATACGTGTGGACATTAGATCCCTCCTGTCCTACAGATACAATATTTTTTGCTACTGTCTGTTGATTATATAATTTTGCCATTTTATGATTCTCTATCTGTAAACTCAGGTGTAACGAACTGAGGAGCCTGATTTTCATGGAGCGGCCATGGTTCGTGCATTGGTACTCTAGCCATTATACTCTTTAGCGGTTCTTCTGCAATATATTTTGTTTCAGCCCAATCTAACGTACTATCTGTTACAATATTATCCTTAGTAGGCAAAGTTATTGTGGGAGTTGCAGGCGTTGCTGCCGGACCATTCATGTGAATCGTCGCTGCTGTTTCGAAGTGAGTTCCGCCGCTAAGGATATTTGTATTCCCGCCTGCAGAAAAATAATTTGCTACAGTGGTTGCTACATTAAAATTCTTTGTAGTTGTAACATAACCGTTAGCACCGATTATTAACTTATAATCATGTTTGCTTTCGATATGAATTCTTCCGCTGTCAAAACCGTTATCATCAGTTTCTGCTTCTTGGCTATAATCTGCAGTGGCCTTAATATTGATGTTCCTTCCTGCTTCTATATTAATATCTCTGTCTGCTCTAAAATTAAAATCATTCTCAGTGTGGATCGAAATACTATCTTTAGCATAAATGTCTATTTTTCCGTTGCTAGTTAATTCTATCCAGGTTGTACCTCTTGCATTTCCTATATAAACTAAATCTTCAGAATTGTGGAGTAGAATTTGATGGCCTGTGCGTGTCCTAATACGAAAATATTCGTTATAAGGAATATCAGGTTGTCCCGATTCTCCGTTAAGAACATCTGCATAATCAACAGGACCTTCGCTGGCTGGTGTTTTTCTTTGGTATTGATCATCTCCGTCGTCCATTACAAATTGAGTACCGCCTAATCGACCAACGAAAACCGGCGAAGGAGATTTAGAATCTTTTCTACCCACAAATTCTTTTTTTGCACTTGATCTTTTATCAACAGGTCCAGGAGTAGATATTCCGAACACCATATTAGGTATGTTTCTTCTAACCGTTGAGGTTGTTACTCCTCGCACATCATCCTCCAACGTACCTTGTTCTAAAAATCTATCCGAGATAGGATGGACCGGTTTTTTAATTTTATCAATCGCTGTTGAATTACCTAAATCATTTGCACGTCTATTAACTTCTGCGACTGGCAGGGGTTGAGATGTTGAGTATTTTTTCTTATCATCTGCAGTTATATCAAGGGTAGTAGATCCCCCAATGGCTGGAATCATATGGTTGGTAAATCTACTCGGAACACAACCGATATAATATCCGTCAGCAGGATCTCCGTTGACAAACACCACCATTACAGTAACTCCGATATCAGGTGGTGAGAACCACATTCCGTATGATTTTTGTGTGTCGGCAAATGCTTGATCGTTTTCTTTATTTTGCCCCATAAATTCGTAGGCAGTACTACCATAAAAAGGTGTAAGATATTTCACAATATAAGTTTGAGTATCTTCACCTATTTGGTTTCCAGAATCTCTCAACAAGGTTACTTCGAGTCCGGCCATGAATGCGGGATCAATATGACTTACTATCTTGGCAAGATAGGGTCCGCTTCCAAGATCAGATGTTCTAGTATTTTCTGGTTTTCTTACATCAGTTGCCATTTTTTTCCTTAAGCATCATAGGTTATTTCAGTGTTATCTTCTTCTGGGCCGTTGTCGCCACCTGCCAATAGTGTCGGACCTTGATCTATAGAATCGTCATCATCAAGTATTCCATTGTCCTCCGGAGCCGCTTTATTAAGATCGTAAAGAGATTTATTATCAGGAGTAACAGGACTGGAGAAATCATTTGGTTGTTTCGGCATCCTCAAACATTCTAAATTTTGTGTAAACGTGCCTCCAGCGAATTTACTTTCTACTTTAGTAACTTTGTAAATGCCGCTAAAAGGACTGTCTACACTACCGTTAGAAAAATCATACATACCGGACATAGTATCAACATCCAATGGAGATCTAAATCTTACATAGATATAAATGTCTCCCATTTCGTAGTTCGCTGATCCATCTTCAGTGATCATTTCTGTTTGGCCGGGACCGGGTAAGTATCCCCCAATGCCGTTGTCTGTAAGCCAGTATGGATCTCCCAATATGTCTAACCTTACGCTTACTAGGTTGGTCTGACCATTATCTAAAAAGGCCTGTTGAAAGTTTTGTGCTACT